AAAACACCNAAAATNACNCGCATAGCNCAACAACTACATACCATATTTAAATCAGAATATTTATTCTATTTGGATAATGGATACGCTAGATTTTAATACCTCATATTTATAATAAAATACTATGGGTAAGTTTGACGATAAAATATTCGGTAAGAAGAAGTTCTCCGATATACTTCAAGAGATACACGAAAATCAAAATACTAGGGGTGCTCAAATCATAGGTTTAATCTCAGAGTTAAAACCACTAATAGAGGACATTGGGGACGCAACTCTTATTGTACCACTAATCAAAGAATATATGGAACTAGGTATCAAAAACGACGAAGTGTTAGTTAAGATGGCTACTATAGTTCAGAGAGCAACTCAAAACAAAGGTAGTGATATTGAAACTACACTATTAACTGAGGAAGAAAAAGCACAACTTTTAGGAGAAATAAAGAACCTTCCCGAATCTACTAAATAATGTCTACATTAGGATTTGCAGCATTAAATAATAACTTAAATCAAGTTGATGTATCTGGCTTAGCAGTCAAATCAAGTAACTTAGATAATACCTACCAGACCGGTAGAGTATTAAACGTTATATTAGATGAAAACTCCAATAACTTCGAGAGTTATGGTGAGTGGAACGGTATAGGTACTATTGAGTTTGAAATAGTAAACTACCAATCATCAAGAGAGGGTGGTAAAACTATAGCAACCCCACTATTATCTAATAATAAAAAATACCCTTTAGTAAACGAGTTAGTATTAATATTTAGATTACCAGATACAGGTTTAGGAGTACGTACAGGTTCAGAAAAGTTTTATTATTTAAATACACTTTCACTTTGGAACCACCCACACCACAATGCATATCCAAACCCACTAAAACCACAATCAGACGAACAAACACAAGATTACGCTCAAACATCAGGTGGGAATGTTAGACGAGTTAAGGATGGTTCAACTGAAATAGATCTAAACGGAGAATCAGGGGGGACGTTTGTAGAAGAAACTAACATACATCCTATATTACCGTTTGCTGGAGATGTTATAGTTGAAGGTAGATTTAGTAATAGTATAAGATTAGGTAACACAGCAAAAACTGATTCCAAATATGCTAATAACTGGTCTGAAAACGGAGATGATGGTTCACCTATTACTATTATTAGAAACGGTCAACCTGAAGACTCATCTGAGTTGGGATGGTTACCTGTAACTGAAAATATTAATAAAGATTTATCTTCTATCTATTTAACTAAGGATCAAAAAATACCTTTAGAGTTAGATAACGAGTTATATGAGGCCTTTAACGAAGCACCAATAACAGCCCCAGAATACCTAGAAAATCAAATCATACTAAATAGTGGTAGATTAGTACTTAACGCAAAAACAGACTCAGTACTAATATCTGCTAATAAACAAATATCAATAACATCCATAGGTACAGTAGGCATAGCATCAGATTCTGATATTAACCTCGCAGCACCAAAAGTAAACTTAGGTTCAAAAGATGCAGCACAAGCCCTAATCTTGGGTGATGATTTTATGCAGCAGTTTGAAGCACTATTAAAAGGTGTAAAAAACCTATGTGGTGCTTTAGAAATGGATCAAAATTGGCCTGGTGGTGCACCCGTACCTAATGTCCCAGTTAATGCAGCAGCATCTAATACTAAAGCAGTATCTCAATCTATTCTTAACCTAGTCAAAAACGATAAACTAATATCTAAAGTTAGTAGAACTGTATAATGGCAAACGACAAATATATTTTATCGAATGATTACTATGTAGAGATTGAAACCTTTGGTCCCCAAAATTTTGCTATACTGTATGATCCTTTTGGATTTAAAGTAAATGAAGGTCCAAAAACCATCTCATCTCCCCTTTTAAACTTAGTTAAGCAAGTAGTTAATGACTACACACCAACAGGTAGGGAAAACGACATTGATAATTGGATAAACGTTCCAACTGTAGTTAGGGAAGAGGTAGCACCAAAACCAACTAAGTTTCAAATAAAGGGTAGAGTAATAGATTCTATAACTAAAGAGGGATTAAGGGGAGTTAAAGTTAGTTTAGATAAATCTAATACAACAACCCAACCAGGAGGTGGTTTTACACTACGAATAACTGTCCCTGTAGGAGAAGAAATACCTCAAAGTAATATAGATTTTTCACTAAATAAATATGAACCCCAAGACGTACCATCCATAACTTTAGATGGTAAACTTAAAACTCGTATTAACGTTGTTGAGTTAAACACTATTAAGAAATCCTTAGAAAAGGAAACATCTAAACTTTTGGTTATAGATGAGGATGATATCAATAAGATGAACTCATTTAATCTTAAATCAGCTGAGGCGATTATAACAGAAACTATTAATAAGGAAGTAAATAAAATAAACGAAAGATTAATACCTTTTGCTTTAGCTCTATTAGCACAGTTTGGTATAACTGCTTTAAACCAACTAGGGAAAAAATCATGCCCCTCTATAGGTAGTATACCTAGACTTATTAGTAAAAAAAATAAACTAACAAGACAGTTAAATAATATATTAAAAATAGCAAGTAAAGTACAAAAAGTAGCTTCAATATTAAAGGCTTTAGTATTAGCTTTTAAAGTAGTAAGAACAATAATAACTAAAAACCCAATCCCTACAACCTTAGGGGGTCCTGGTCCTATAGGTGTTATTTTTTCAATACCCCAAGGTATATTAAGGGTAATAGAAGATAAAAAAGATAAACTATCTAAACTAATCGATAAGTTTGGTAACGTTGTTGGGGTACTTACACCCACAACAATCCCCCTCGTATCTGTTTTAACTAAAATATTAAATATATTAGCTGCAGTCGATTTTCTAATAGGGGAATGTTTAGATGAGGCAAGACAAGCCGTAGTAGATGAGTTAAATAAAGAAGACTTAGATTCTACTGAATGGGAATCTCAATTTGATTACTTCTTTCAAGATGTGATAATATATGATGGACTTTATTATCAGGCCACAGAATCACATCAATCAAATGATGGTAACTCTCCAATAAATGGTGGTCCTTGGTTATTACTTGAAGGTAAAGTAACGTTAGATAACGTTGATTTTGAAACAATAAACGAAACTAAAATCAGAAGAATATTAGGTATTTCACCTAATGCCGACTTTAATCTCCAAGACCTATTATCAGGAACATATCTACAAGTACAACTAGATGAGGAACTTACAAATATCACTAAAGAATCAGCTGACGCTGGTGAAACTATACAAACAGAATATAACGGATTTATTTTAGCTGTAGAGACACAAGAAGGAGAAACCAATAAAGACCTAAAACGTCGATATGCTGTTGGTAAAGACAGCCAAGGTGTGGTGGTAGTTAAAGGAGAACCATCATACGCTTCATCAGATCAAATACTAATAAACGAACTTATATTCACTATTGACAAAAACGATTTAAAACCAAACTAACGTTATATTTATAATCATATGAAACTAGCAGAACTTAAAAACACACTAAAAGAAGTAGTAAAGGAAGTAATCCAAGAGGAACTAAAGGACATCTTACTGGAAGCAGTTAAATCAAACAAACAACCAGTATATGAACAAAAATCCTATGCTCCACCTACAACACAACCAGCTAACCCAGAGGTAAAACAAAATATCAGAGAAAACTATATGAACGTTTTAGGTGATATGAAAAAACAGTTTACATCAGGAGACGTAATACCAACACAAGGTTTACAAGTAAATGGTCCTATGGATACAACTTCACCAAACGGGAAACTACCTGAAGGAGAAGTATCGATAGATCAAATAATGGGTATAATGAATAAATAATGGCATTCGGAGAAAGACAAATATTTCCTAACGATTTACGACCTAGAGTCGCTATTGGTGTAGCTTTACCCTTTAGTGCTCCGGCTGTCTTTAACCAAACCTTTCAAACTAAGGATGCTATAAAGTATAACTTAGTTAACTATTTATTAACGAACCCAGGAGAACGAATTGCAAACCCTACTTTTGGAGCAGGTTTAAAAAACTTTCTATTCGAACAAATAGAAAACGATAACCTAGATGGTTTAGAAGAAAATATACAACAGGGTATAAACGAGAATATTCCTAACGTTATCATAGATGATTTAGAAGTAGCATCAAATCCCGATCAATACACAGTGACAATATCACTAAAGTATAGTATTGCTCAAACCGGACTAACAGATAACGTTGAGTTAACATTTCAATAATGGCAAAAGTAAAAAGAGACATATCGTATTTAAATAAGGATTTTGGTGATTTTAGAAATCAGTTAATAAACTTTTCTAAAACCTATTTCCCAACAACCTACACAGACTTCTCCCCAGCATCACCTGGTATGATGTTTATGGAGCAGGCATCTTATGTAGGAGATGTTTTAAGTTTTTATTTAGATAACCAACTACAGGAAACGTTTATCCAATATGCTAGACAAACGAATAACTTATTCGATTTGGCTTATATGTTTGGTTATACACCTAAAGTAACATCACTAGCAACTACACAACTAGATATATTTCAGATAGTACCTGCTAAAACTGTAGGTACTGTATCACTACCTGATTTTTCTTACGCTCTTGATTTTCCTGAGAATACAGAAGTTACAGGAGATGGTCAAACTTTCACTATACAAGATAATATTGATTTTACAGTATCATCATCTCAAGATCCTACACTAATAACTGTAGCTCAAGTAAACGGTGCTACACCTACTTATTACTTACTAAATAAAAAACGTAACGCGACATCAGGTGATATCCAAACCACAACTTTTTCGTTTGGTGAACATCAAGAGTTTCCAACAGTTGATTTACAAGGAACTAGTATAGCTCAAATATTAGATGTATTTGATTCTGATGGTAACGAGTGGTATCAAGTTAGTGCTTTAGGACAAGATTCAGTTTATGATAAAATCAAAAACACAAACGTAAACGATCCTAATAACTCTAACGGAGAAGAAGACACACCATATATTTTACAACTAAAACAAGTACAAAGACGTTTTGCTACTAGATTTATAGATAATACAACACTCCAAATCCAGTTCGGATCAGGTAATGCTGAAGCAAACGACGAAGAGATTATACCAAACCCACATAACGTAGGTTTAGGTTTACCTTATACTCAAGATAAACTTACAACAGCTTATTCACCCACTAACTTTATTTTTACAAATACCTATGGTATAGCACCATCAAATACTACACTAACAGTTCGATACATAACCGGCGGTGGTGTTGCGTCTAACGTCGCTGCAAATACGTTAACCAACGTTGACACTACAAATACGACGTTTATCCAACCAACACTAAACGCATCGTTAGCTCAATACGTTTTCGATTCT